GTGGTGATGGAGTTGGAACAGCAATTAATCCAAGTCCTTGTGTTGGAACACCAGGCCCAAGTGGACCTTTAAGATATTTTGCTGGCGGTGGCGGTGGAGCACAACATTCTGGTTCACCAGCAGTACCAAGACCTGGAGGTGTTGGAGGAGGTGGAGCAGGAAATACTAGTGAATTTGAATCACCAGTATGTGGTACAGCAGGTACAGCAAATACAGGTGGTGGTGGTGGAGCTAAAAATGCGGCTGGCGGTAAAGGAATTGTAATTATAAGATACAAATTCCAGTAATTTAAAACTGTTATATATACTATATTATTATTTGAACGAGGAAATTAAAAAATGAATTTGAAAAACTACTATTACTATTTTCAATCGGCTTTAACACCAAAAATATGTGATGACATATTAGCATATGGAAAATCACATCAAGCCGAAATGGCCGTTACAGGTGGTGTATCTGATAAAGTAGGCACAGGCCAAAAGTTATCTAAAAAAGAAATCAATAACATACAACGAAAAAGAAAATCTGACATTGTTTGGATGGCTGATCGTTGGATATACAAAGAAATACATCCTTATATACACGAAGCCAATAGAGCAGCAGGCTGGAATTTTGAATGGGATTGGTCCGAGTCTTGCCAATTTACAAAATATGGTGTAGGCCAATATTATGGTTGGCATTGTGATAGTTGGGAAGAACCATATAAAAGAAGACAAAATGATGATGGTACTTGGCCAATGGATCACGGTAAAATAAGAAAATTATCAGTTACAATTTCATTAACAAATCCAGATGAATATGTTGGTGGTAATTTAGAGTTTGATTTTAGAAATCAAGTAGATTGGGAAAGAAATAAAAAAGCAAAAATTAAAGAGTGTGTTGAAATACGACCTCGTGGTTCAATCATAGTTTTTCCTAGTTTTGTATGGCATAGAGTAGCGCCAGTAACAAGTGGTACAAGATATTCATTGGTCATTTGGAACCTAGGACGCCCTTTTAAATAATGGATATATAATAGTGAAAATAAGGAGTATAGAATGGCAGTAATGGCAAACAAAGACATAATGAGAACAGATTGGTACTTTAGTACACCTGTTTATAGTATTGAAAAACCAGAGTGGTTACCAGCGGCAATCAAGGCCACAGATAAGTTTATAGATGAGGCCTATAAAAGAGAACAACCAAAATTAAAAGAAAGAAAAAAGTTTTTAGGTAATAAAGACTTTTTAAAAGTAAAAGATCACGGTTGGTCTTATCACTCAACACCTTTAAATGGTGATCCAGGCCTAAAAGAAATGGAAGCTTATGTAGGCCAAACTGCTTGGAATTTATTAGATGAATGGGGTTATGATATGCAACAATATACTATGTTCTTTACTGAGTTTTGGGTACAAGAGTTTGCTAAGGCAGGCGGTGGACACCACGACACACACGTTCATTGGGATAATCATATATCAGGTTTTTATTTTTTAAAGTGTAGTGAAAAAACATCTTTTCCAGTTTTCCACGATCCTAGAGGCGGTGCTATGATGACTAAACTGCCACAAAAAGATAAAACTAAAATTAGTACAATGTCAGATTCGATACACTATAGGCCTAAACCAGGAACATTAATACTTTTTCCTGCTTATGTACCACATCAATATGCCGTTGATGATGGAGTAGAACCATTTAGATTTATTCACTTTAACTTACAGGCAGTAAGAAACATTATTGTGAACGCAGCCAAAGGAATGAAATAATGAAAGCACGATTTAAGAAAAATCATTTTATAGTTATTAAAGAAGCAATTGATCCAAAGGTAGCAAACTTTGTTTATAATTATTTTTTAATGAAACGTCAAGTTGCTCGTACATTTTTTGATACGAGATATATCTCACCTTACACAACAGAATGGGGTGTTTGGAATGATGAACAAGTACCAAATACATATTCACATTATGCTGACACAGCGATGGAAACTTTATTACTTGCTGTTCAACCAAAAATGGAAAAATTAACAGGTCTTACTTTAAATCCTACTTATTCATATGCTCGTATCTATAAAAAAGGCGACATATTAAAAAGACATAAAGATAGATTTAGTTGTGAGATTTCAACAACACTAAACCTTGGTGGTGATGAATGGCCAATTTACTTAGAAAATAAAAAAAATGTAGGAATACCTGGCCAAAAAGATGAAAAAGGTGTTGAATATACAGCTGAGTCTGGTAACAAAGGTTCAAAAATCATTTTAAAACCAGGTGATATGTTAGTTTATAAAGGTATGATATTAGAACATTGGCGAGAAACATTTTTAGGTGAAGACTGTGCTCAAGTGTTTTTGCATTATAATGATACAAACTCAACTATTGGTAATGCCAAAGAAAACATTTTTGATGGCCGACCTCATTTAGGTTTACCTAGCTATTTCAAAGGGATGAAATTAAACAACTAATTTATTCATAAATAGTTATATGAGTAAACTGGAAGAAAAAGTCAATGAGATATTAGGTATTGAAAAAAAAGAACCTAAAGAAACTAAAGAGTTTAAACCTTTAGTTCCACGTAAAGAAGATAAAGAATCTCCAGATGTTGACAACGACTACAAGTATAGTAGAGAAAACTATTACAATCTAATTGAAAGAGGACAAGAAGCTATAGAAGGCATACTTGATGTGGCTAGAGAAGGCCAACATCCAAGAGCCTATGAGGTGGCAGGTGCCTTAATTAAAAATGTGGCCGATACGGTTGACAAACTACAAGACTTACAAAAGAAACTAAAAGACTTAAAAGAGTTACCAAAAACGGCAAGTGCCAACATTAAAAATGCTTTATTTGTAGGCTCTACTGCTGAATTACAAAAAATGTTAAAAGGAAAAAATGATGAAGTTATTGAAGGCAAAACACGAGAAACTAAAAGCGTTTCCGAAACTAAAGAAACAGATATTTCAGATAAGTGATCTGGCTTACATAAAGTATTATGAACAACACGGTGTCTATAATTTAGGTACTGATAAAGGGTTTGAAATGGTAGACCCTATATTAATAAACAAACATACTATTTCTGAGGTGGCCAGATATGGTGCCAATGGAAATAAGTATTTTGAAAAAGAATATTCTGTCGTAAGAGGTAATCAAAGAGTTACACTTGCTAAAAAATTAGGTTATACTCATATAGAAGGAGTTTTACTACCAGAATAAAATGACAGACGCTTATCTCGGAAATCCCAATCTTAAAAAGGTCAACACACCACAAGAGTTTACCAAAGAACAAATTGTTGAATATCAAAAGTGTGCTAAAGACCCTCTATATTTTATGGAGAAATATATTAAGATTGTTTCACTTGATGAGGGTTTAATACCTTTTAAAATGTATGACTTTCAAAAAAAGATAGTTAATACCATACACGACAATAGATTTACAATCTGTAAACTTCCAAGACAATCAGGTAAATCAACTACAACAATTTCTTATCTGATGCATTATGCCTTATTTAATCCTAATTCTAATATTGCTATATTGGCCAACAAATCATCTACGGCAAGAGATATATTAGGCCGTTTACAATTGGCCTATGAAAACTTACCCAAATGGTTACAACAAGGTGTTATTAACTGGAACAAAGGTTCAATTGAGTTAGAAAATAAATCAACCATTGTGGCCGCTGCTACTTCTTCATCAGCCATTCGAGGAGGTTCATTTAACATCATATTCTTAGACGAGTTTGCTTTCGTACCAACAAACATAGCTGAAATGTTTTTTAGTTCAGTTTATCCTACAATATCTGCTGGTAAAAATACAAAGATGATAATTGTATCTACACCTTATGGTATGAATCAATTTTACAAATTATGGACAGACGCTGAAAATAAAAGAAACGATTATATACCCATAGAAGTACATTGGTCAGAAGTTCCTGGTAGAGATGAACAATGGAAAGAACAAACAATACGAAACACAAGTGCTGAACAATTCCAACAAGAGTTTGAGTGTGAGTTTTTAGGTTCAGTTAATACTTTAATATCACCAGCAAAAATTAAAACAATGGCCTATATGAATCCTGTTAAATCTTCAGGTAGTGTAGAAGTATTTGAGGCACCTATAAAAGGCCACACATATGTTTGTACAGTAGATGTATCCAGAGGTGTTGACAAAGATTATTCAGCCTTTATAATATTTGATGTTACAAAAATGCCTTATAGAGTTGTGGCTCTTTATAAGAACAATGAAGTAAAACCATTTGTCTTTCCTAATATTATAGAACAAGTTTGTAAAGGATATAATCGAGCTCATATCTTAACCGAAGTTAATGATATAGGTCAACAAATTGCTGAGGCCTTACAATTTGAAATAGAATATGATAATCTAATGATGACTACTCAAAAAGGCCGTGCTGGTCAAATATTAGGCGCTATGTATAGTGGCCGAGGTACATCTTTAGGT